GGCTCATAGCCAGCATTGCATCATCAAACCCCGACGAGCGATCAACCGTATATGCGCCCCATCCGAGGTTGAAATCCGTCAGGTTCGCGTTATTCGCCTTGGTCAGCGTCCCATCCGTGCTCGCCATGTAGGCGCCGCCATGGTGATAGGTCGGGCCCTTGAACGCACCAAGCTGCTGGGCCACCAGCATGGCCACTGCCAGGTAAGGCGCTGCCGCGGCCAGCCCCGACATCACGGACCCAAGCGCGGAAGCGGCACCGCCCCCGATTGACCCGGCAACGCTCGCCCCGGCACTCAAGCTGCTCGCTGTGGCTCCCATACCCGCAGCCTCATAGGCCGCAATGGCAGCACTCAGGTCTGCTCCAGCACCCGCAGCCGAAAGTGCAGTCCCAAAGCTAGAGGCCATGCTGCCGAGCTGCATGTAACCGGCCGCGCCGGTGTACGCAGACAGGCTGGACATCCCCGCAACCGAGTTGCCCATGGAGAGGAGGTTCCCAAACCCACCTCCACCGCCGGCACCGCCCTGCCCGCCCGGTGCCCCCATCACGCTGCCCAGCACGCTGTTGATGCCGCCCTGGATCACCGGCTGCACATAGGCCCGGATCACGGTCGCTTTGATTGTATCGACCAGCAGCTCGAAACCGCTCTTGCCGCCTTTGAAGATGGCGTCGGTGAGGCTGCGGGAGATGTCGTCGGACACGCGCTGCCATTCGCGGGCGGCATCCTCGGCGGCTTTCTTGTTGGCCTCTTTGGCCTCAATCTGGCCGGTGGCCTGGGCGATGCGGCGGCGGAGTTCGACCTCTTGCTCGAGCTTGGCGAGGTATTCGTCGGAGACGCCGTTGTCGCGGGCCTTGGCGAGGGTGTCTTCGGCGCGGATGAGCGCCATGTCGGCCAGGGCCTGCTTGCCGAGGCCCCACAGCAGGGCTTGTTCTTCGAGCTTCTGGGCTTCCTGGTCGAGGCTGCCGAGGTACTTTTGCCAGTGGTTGAAGTAGTCGGACTGGGCTTTTTCGGCTTCTTTCTGGGCCTTGGTCTGGGCGTCGAGGGTGTCTTTGTAGAACTTCTGGCCGATGGTGAGCTTTTCGACGGCGTCGCGGTATTGGTCGAGGGTGAGCTTGCCCCCGCCGTAGGCCTTGAAGAGCTTTTGCAGGTCGGTGTAGTAGCTGGCGTCGAGGCCCGAGGCGTTGCCGTTGATGCGGGAGAGGATGCGCTCGAGTTCTTCGGCGTCCTTGACCTCCTGGCTCTTGCCGACTTTCTTGGGCTTCTCGGTGAGGTCTTCGCGGATCTTGGCGATGCGCTTTTCGATTTCGGCCTGGGTGGCGCCCGCGGCCGCGCCTTCGTTGCGGGCCTTGGTGATGGCGCGCTCCATCTGCTCGGCCTTGGAGAGGTACTTGTCGCTGTCCTTGAGCCAGGCGATGCGGGCTTGCTCTTGTTTGTTGCTTTCGGCCTTGGCGGCGGCCTCCTTGCCTTGGGCGGTGGCCATGGCTTCGAGGGTAGCCAGGCGCTTTTGGGCCACGTCGATATTGCCCACCTCGGCGCCACTGCGGATGGCTTCGACGGCGCGCCGCTGCTCGGCGATCTGGTCGGCAATGGTGGCCTGACGGCCGACGCCAAGCATGGCATCCCAGCCGGACTTTGCGGCACCGGTGATGCCCTTCCATGCCTGCTCAATCAAGCCGAGATTGGCAATTACCTGGTCAGCCCTGCCGCTCATCGCGTCGGCGTAGGCCTTCTGGGCCATGGCGCCGGCTTCGAGGGTCTTGCCCTGCTCTTCCAGCGCCTTGATCTGGGTGTAGATCGAGGCGGTGAGGTAGTTGTACTTTTCGTTGAGCTTTTCGGATGCCTTGACGGGCTCGCGGCCAAGCTCGGCGAAGTCGTTGATGGTGTCCTGGATGTTGGCGCCGACGGCGCGGTTGAGCTTGATGGCGGCCTGGGAGACAAGCTCGATGTTGCCGGCGGCAACCTTGCCGGACCCGGCAGCGGCGGCGATGGCTTCGGCGGCGGCGCCCTGGGTGCTGCCGGTGGCGGCGGCGGCGGCCTTGGCCATGTCTTGCAGCTGGGCCGCTGATGCGCCGGCCGCGCTGCCGGTCATGATGAGGGCGCGGGCGTAGGCGTCGGCCTCTTTGCTGCCCTGGTTGTAGGCAACGGCCAGGGTGGCGGCCGCAGCGGCAGCGAGGGTGAAGGGGTTGATGAGGCCGACGACGTAGCCCCCCAGCGCCCGGGCGGCGTTGCCTGCGCCGCCGAACATGTCTTTGAGCTGGCCGCCTTGCTGGAGGAAGACGGTGAGGGGCTGCTGACCACTGGCAATTGACGTGACGATGTCGGTGAACTGCGCAGGCACGCCCATCAATGCCTGCTGCATCTGCTTAGCCGACACGGTGCTGCCGTGCATGGCTTCGTTCATTGCCTTGTTTTTGGCAATGGCGGCATCCAGCCCGGACAGGTAGGGGCGCAGAAGGTCGGTGTTGATGCCGCGCTGCTGGGCGATGGATTCGAAATACTGGCTGTTGGCCTGCCCGCCGGCCTGCATGGCGGCCGTGGAGCGCTGGATGCTGGCGATGATGGACTTGGTGGCGCGATCCAGCTTTTGGGCGGCGGGGTCGGCGCCGTCGCCTATGCCTTTGATGCTCTCGCCGGCTTGCTTGCCCGATTTGTCAACGGACTGGGCCATGTCGCGGCCGGCGGCTTTGACTTCTTCGAAGCCGGCCTTGGCGGGGCTGGCGTCGACTTCGGCAACGATCTGGACTTTGCGGCTTTCGGTGGTCATGGCTTTTCCCGGATCTTGTTGAGGGCGGCGGCTTCGAGGGTGAGCAGGTCGTCGAGGGCTTGCCACCAGTCGGGGCCGGTGTAGCCGGCGCGGTCGAGGAGCTGGTAGGCGAGGCCATGGTCGAGCCCGGTGGGGCCGTTAAAGCCGATGCGCCACTGGGTTTGGAGGCGCAGGAACAGGCGGACGATGGGCCAGTTTTCGGGCCAGACTTCGACGGGGTCTAGCGCGTAGTCGGCTGGCTCGTAGCCGGTGCCCTCCAGCTCTGCAGCGGTGGGCAGCCGGTGGTAGATGGCCTCGGCCGCCTCGATCAGTTTCCCAGGCGGCCTTCGATGATGGCGGCGCGGTAGGTTTCGACGATGGCGCCGACGGCGGCGGGAAGCTCGTCGGCGAGCTGGTGGGCGGTTTCGGGGGTGAGGGGCTGGTCGAGGCCCCAGCCGTCGAGGATCTTGAGCAGGTAGCGGGCGTTGGCGGCCGAGCCGAGGTGCATGTAACGCTCCATGGAGCCGACTTGGGTGATGTCGGCGACGTCGGTCTTGGCGTCGGTGGCCATCTCATCGACCAGGGCGCCGAACTGGGAGCGGGTGCGGTATTTGAACTGGCACTCGATGCTGCCGGTGGTGCTGTCGAGCATGGGGAAGGTGACGGCGCGGGTGAAGCTGGCCGGCTGGGCGCCGAGTTTGATCTTTGCAGGGGTGGTCATGGTGTTGTGGTCCTATCGGGGAGAAAAAGGCCCATCCGGGAGCGACCCGGCGGGCATGAAACGGCCCGCGCGTGGCGGGCCGGGCTGCAAAACGGGCTTAGGAGGCGTAGCGGGTGATGCGGTTGTTGCCGGAGACGGCGACGTTGCAGCGGTTGAGCTGGCCGTCTTGCATGATGACGTTCTCGTTGATGGCGATGGTGCAGGGGGTGAGGATGATGGAGCCCGACTTGAGCGTCTTTTTCAGGATGGTGTCGGTCTGCACCTCGGTGAGGCTGACCAGGGCGTTGTAGCCGGCCTGGCCGATCTCGTCGGCGTCGATGGCGAATTGCTCTTGCACCGCGGAGAAGCCGTCGTTTTTGGTGTATTCGACGTCGCTCTCGAGGTACTTGTAGTTGATGTTGCGCGGCTCGCCGCCGGAGCTGGACTGGCTGAGGATCTTGCCGACGGACTGCCAGGTGTTGACCTTGCGGACGGTGCCGGCGCTGGAGCCGTTGGGGAAGAACTCGGTGTTGGTGGTGTTGCAGCCTTCGAGCTGGAAGGTGTCGGTGGTGACGCCGGCCACGCGGAAGGCGCGCTTGTTGATGCGGCCCCAGCCGGAGGTGATCTCGACGATGTCGCCGTTGGTGTAGCCGTGGGCGGTGCTGCTGACGACGGCGGTGGTGGCATTGCTGATGCCGGTGACGGTTTTCGCGGTAGCGAAGGCGGTGGCGATGGAATAGATGGTGCCGGTGGGTACGGATGCCATGGCGTGGGTCTCCAGAAATGAAAAACCCGCCGGATGGCGGGTTGTTGAGGTGCCCGGGCGGGCGGTTAGGGGTGGTGGGGCTTACCTGGGGGTCCAGATGTCGAAGTCTTGTTGGGTGCCGTAGCCGGGGGGCGTGAGGTCGGGCTCGTGCTGGGAGATGGGGCCGGCGGCTGGGCGGGCCTCGAAGGCGGTAGCAGCGATGAGGCTGGCTTCGGCGAGCTTGCGGAGGGCCGCGGCCTGCAGGCGGGTGTCGGCCCAGACGTTGATCTGTACGAGGGCGTGTTCGTGGTCGGGCAGCTCTTTGCCGATGTAGCTGTGGGCATCGCCACCGATCTGCTGGTAGGTGATGTAGGGGCGCGGGGTGTCGAGGGGGGCGACGTCGGGGAAGACGCGGCCGGCGACCAGGGGCGACAGGGCGGCAAAGAGGGCTTCTTCGAGCATTTACAGGGCTCCGAGCTTGTTGAGCAGCACGGCTTCGGCGGCTGCGCTGGCGCGATCTGCAAGGGCAAAGGCGGGGCGCACAAACGGCTTTGCCGCGACTTGCTTGGGCGACGCCAGCGGGACGTAGTAAGCGTCTTTGACGGCTTGGCTTGCCCTGCGGCTGGGCTTCTTTTTGCCGAGCATTTCGGGCCGGATCTTGGTTTTCCACTCGCCTTTTTTGTTGAGATAGACGACGTAGCGCTGCACATGCCCGTATTCAACAAGGTGGCCGTGGGGGGCTTTGCGGGCGTTCCAACTGACGTTGTAGGAGGCGCGACCCGGGCCCGAGTTTTCGGGGCTGAATGCCTGGTAGATGGCACGGCGCAGGTTGCCGGTGACGGTGCCAAGGGCATTGACGTTGGCGACGACCCCATCATAGAAAACCTGGGCGGCGGCCTGTGCGGCGGGCCGGGCTGCGGCTTCGACGTCGGTACCGAGCTGGTCTATCAAGCGGTTAAGGCCTGCGAGGTCTGCGGTTAGCCTGACTGTCATGCCGCCCTCTCGCAAACCAGATCAAGCCACTCCTGGCGACCGGCCGGCAGGATTGCGACAACCCGATAGGCCACGCCGGAGATGAGCACACGCAGGCCTTCATCGGGCAGGCTGGATCGGTGACGGATGCGCACTGACGCCTTGACGGTGGAGGTGACGGCATCCGCTTTGATGGCGCCGATGCCGGACGGAAACTTGACGCTGGCCCATGTTTCGGCCACAGACGACCACGTTTCGATGGGCTGCCCGGCGGCGTCTTGCGTGGTGCTTTGCTGCTGGATGCTGACGCGGCGGTCGAGTTGGTTGCTGGTGGTCATTGGTAGGCCTTTAGCGCGTCGAGGAGCGCGCCGCCGTCGATGCTTCGGCCTTCGTGCATGCCCTGAACGCGCAGCAAAATCCACGACTGCAGGGACTTCCAACGCGGGTCTGCCGAGGTGATGCCGCACTCAAAGCGCACACGGACGGCAGCCACGCCGCTGAATGTGCTGGGCCAGGATGTGACGGGCGAGATGATGGCGGGCTCTGATCCCCGGACGCGGTAGGCGGCCCCAGCCAGGGTTTGCTCTGCGCCGGCGGCGTCGTCGTACTTGATGGACGTGACGGACGTGACGGGCGGGCTTGGCAGGGTAATGGTGCTTTCAAACGCGTCCAGCACAAGCTCCCACGTCTGGAGACCGAATCGCCGGCCGGTGATCTGTTCGGCTTCTTCCCGGGCGGCGCCGATCATGCGCTGAATCCGGCTGTCGTCCTCGGCGTGATCTACGCGCAGCGTGAGCTTTGCATCGGCAAGCGTCACGGGCTCTTCCGCCGGGCCGGAGATGGGCTTGAGTTCCATTCGTGATCACCAAGAAAAAGCCCGGCACATGGCCGGGCTGAATAGTGCCGCTACCTGCGGCGGCGCCTGGAACCCGCCGGGGCAGTGGCGGGAGTGGTTGTTTCCATTTTGGAAACAACCCCCGCGCAACGGGGGTTAGA